CAACTGCACTTATTTTTTCAGAAGAAAATATACAGTTAAGAAAACAACTTAAATATTGGATACAAGCATATTCAGACGAAAAGAAAATAAATGAAATCAACGAGGGCAAAGAGAGATGACAGAACCAACAGTAACAAGTCAACTTTTAGGGGTTGCATCAGTATTCGTTTTCTTGTTCGTGGCAATGCTTATTGTTGCGAATAACGAGCAGAAACGACAACGACAAGCAAAAGAACAAGAAATGTTAGATCAAGCAATTATTGAAGTTTATCAGCAAGGCAGGAATCAATTTAATAATATTGCCCGTCAAAACATCAGAAATTGTGATAGAAAATTCACGTTTGATACACAAGCGCCCGTAGGTCTTAGACCTGACTTGTTAGCATTACCAAAACCAAAGGAGCAATGATATGTACTTATGGAAATGTGCTTGCTACGACTGCGGACATGAATTTGAAGTTACTGACATCTTACCGCCTTTTGAATGTAAAGAGTGCGGAAGTGAAGCATTAAGATGTGTATTTATTGGGAGGGAATATGACTGGTAGAGAATTGAATAAAACAGAAATTAAAGTTTTAAACTTGATTGTTAACCGTGCAAGTTTTGAAGAACCTATCAAGGCTGAAAAAATTAGACAAGAAACAGGACTATCAAAACGAAGTCTTGAAGAAGTGATTGAAAGCCTACGAGTGAATTTTAAACATCCAATCGTAGCGAAGAAAACGCAACCGAGCGGGTATTACTTACCACGCAATGAAGACGAGCGACAAGCGGGACTTGCACCATACCGCAGACAGATTTTGACCGAGCAGAAAAATCTAGCTACGGTCATGGCCGTTGACTTGAACGAATACTGGAGCGCATAGAAAGATAAAAGGTAAAAGAAAATGACAAATCAAGTAACAGTAAAAACAACGGGAGATTTCTTAACAAATCCGCAACTATTGAGTGCAAAAATTGTACGACAATATTTAGATGCTTCCGGAAAAGCAAGTGACGAAGAACTAGCGTATTTTATCGCAACGTGTAAAGAACGAAATTTGAACCCGTTCACGAAAGAAGTATATTTCATTAAGTACGGAACAAATCCGGCGCAAGTAGTTGTTTCAAAAGATGCGTTCATGAAACGAGCAGAACAAAATCCAAACTTTGACGGCTTTGAAGCTGGTATCGTAGTAGAAACACAAGACGGAGAAATCAAGCATATTTCCGGAACAATTCACAGTAAAAACGATACGCTTTTAGGCGGTTGGGCGAAAGTTTACCGAAAAGATAGAAAATTCCCAGTTGAAGTTGATGCAGATTTTAAAGCATACAATACCGGCAAATCTATGTGGTCGAAGATGCCAGCGTTGATGATCCGTAAAGTTGCGCTAGTATCTGCAATGCGTGAAGCGTTCAGCGAAAACGTTGGCGGACTATATACCGCAGACGAAATGGAACAATCACAGCCTATTGATGTTACACCACAAGAAAGCCGTGAGGAAGTCATTAAACGCAAACAAGCACAAATTGAACAGATGAAGCAAGAACAACCGAAAAAAGAAATTGAAACGGTAGAAAGCCAAGCGGAAGAAATTCCATTTTTCGTAGAAGAACCGATTGAAGAAGTTGAATTGCCGTTTGTGTAGAAAGGTTTTAAAACATGAAAGAAGCAGAAAAAATCAATCAACTAGAAACTATCAAAATAAATTTTGAACCGGCCAAGGTCGCATTTAGCGACTTTGGAGCGTTTGAAAGTGGGATTGAACAAGCAATCGCAAAATATGGAACGTTTGATTTAGAGGTCAATTCTATTGAAGAAGTCAAACAAGCAAGAACTGACTTGAACAAATTGAGTCAGAGCCTTGAAGAACGCAGAAAAGAAATCAAAGGCAAAATCAATGAACCGTATGCAGAATTTGAAAAAGCATACAAAGAACCTTATAGCAAATTAAAGGGATTGATTGACTCTTTGAAACAACAGATTGACGGATACGAAGAAAACCAAAAAATCTTGCGCAAAGATACAGTTCGGAATTGGTTTAAAGAAAAAGCTATCGAAGGCAATCTCAATCCGGATATTTTTGAACAATATCTTGACGCATATACAAAAGCCGGTCAATTTAAAAAGGATAGTTTCCAACTTTTGAAGAAAACGGAAGCAGAACTAGAAGAAATCGTCATGGTTGAGTTGCAAAAGCAAAATCAGAAAGACCAAGATATTTCAATTATCAGTAGTCAATGCGCAACTCATGAACTTGGACCAGCTACTTATATTAGAGCGTACGAAAGCGGGCAAACCCTTGCAGAAGTTCTTGAAAGTATCACAAAAGACGTTGAGAGCTCAAGGGTATTCAAAGAGCAACAAGAAGCCAAAAGACGAGCAGAAGAAGAACGCAAAGCAGAAATTGAACGTATCGCAAAAGAACAAGCAGAAGCAAGTATCAAAGCGTATGATGCTGAAACTGGAGAAGTCATTGAAAATGAACCAAAACCGGAACAAAAGAACAACGGTAAGTATGTAACAACAATCAGATTTTGGTTTAACTTGGAACAAGCGAAAGACTTCAAAGAATGGCTAGATGCTCATGATATTGATTTTGAAACAGTGGAAGGAATGAAAAAATGTTAAACAATGTATCACTCGTTGGCCGTCTTACGAAAGACGTAGAACTACGCTATACCCCGTCAAATGTAGCCGTTGCTACTTTTACCCTAGCAGTCAATCGCACTTTCAAGAATGAAAATGGCGATCGTGAAGCTGATTTTATAAATTGCGTTATGTGGCGACAACAGGCTGAAAATCTTGCTAATTGGGCGAAGAAAGGCGCATTGATTGGAATTACTGGACGTATTCAGACACGAAGCTACGATAATCAGCAAGGACAACGTGTGTATGTAACGGAAGTAGTTGCTGAACAATTCCAGCTTTTAGAAAGTCGCAATAGCCAAGGTCAGAGCCAAGGGCAACAAAGACAAGCGCAACAAGAAATGCCTGATTTTTCACGAAATGCAAACGGAAACCCACTTGATATTTCAGATGATGATTTGCCGTTCTAAGAGGTGCCTATGAAATTTTTAGATTTATTTGCTGGTATCGGCGGTTTTCGTTTAGGGATGGAGTCCGCTGGCCATGAATGTATAGGATTTTGTGAAATAGATAAATTCGCAAGGGCTAGTTATAAAGCAATCCACAACACAGAAGGAGAAATTGAATTACATGACATCACAACAGTTACAGATGAAGAAATTAGAGCTATCGGACAAGTTGACGTTATTTGCGGGGGATTTCCTTGTCAAGCTTTCTCAATTGCTGGAGCAAGACGAGGATTTGAAGACACTAGAGGAACTCTCTTCTTTGAAATTGCACGATTTGCCGATATTCTTAAACCCAAGTATCTTTTTCTTGAAAACGTTAAAGGACTCCTCAACCACGACAAAGGAAACACCTTCAAAACAATCCTCGGAGCGCTTGATGGATTGGGGTATGATGTCGAATGGCAAGTGCTTAACAGCAAAAATTTCTCCGTCCCTCAAAACCGGGAGCGAGTGTTCATTATCGGACATCTTAGAGGAGAACGTACCAGAAGAGTTTTTCCTATCATCAGAGAAAATGCAAAATCTGATAATCAACAGTCAAAAATAGAAATTGTTGGTAACACGAAAAATCCGAATGGGACAGGTCAAGGGACGGGTAGTGTTGTTTATGACTCAAATGGTTTAATTGGCACACTTTGCGCTAGAGATTACAAAGAACCTAAACAAATTGCTATACCAGTGCTAACACCTGATAGAGTGAATAAAAATCAAAATGGCAGACGGTTCAAAACGGACGGTGAGCCTATGTTTACGCTAATAGCACAAGATAGACACGGAGTGGTCGTTGAAAACGAAATAAAAAAATATGGAACAATCCAACCAAACTTCAATCAAAGTGGGGTAGTTTACGAAACGGACGGGATAGCCCCTACAATCCGCTGTTATGGTGGAGGTGGACTTGAACCTAAAATTAGAGTTAAAGAAGCAACCAAGCAAGGCTATGCAGAGGCAGAGGTTGGGGATAGCGTGAATTTGTCACACCCAAATTCTAAAACAAGACGAGGTAGAGTTGGTAAGCAAATTGCCAATACACTCTTAACTGGAGAAAGTCAAGGGGTAGTTGAGCCTGATTTCAGAATTAGAAAGCTGACACCTCGTGAGTGTTGGAGATTACAAGGTTTTCCTGACTGGGCGTTTGATAAAGCGCAAGAAGTCAACTCTAACAGTCAACTATACAAACAAGCAGGGAATAGCGTGACCGTGAATGTAATCACTGCGATAGCAAAGGAATTGGAATGGAAAAACTAGTTTTAAAATTTGAACTTGATAGAAAGCAGATGATTTCAGCGAATGACAGATTGCACTTTCAGAAAAAAGCTAAAATCACGAAGTTTTTACGACAACTTGCGTATTACGAAGGGCAGAATACTCTAAGAGATTACTTTGGCTTACCTTTTAACGAAGAAAAGCCTTGTAAAGTGATTGTTTGGGTATTTGCCCCAACTAATCGCATATACGACCCGCCAAACTGGTCGCCAACAAGCAAGGCATTATTAGACGGCTTGACAGATGCGAAGTTTTGGACAGATGATAACTATCACGTTATCAAGTCAACGGATTTCAGACACGGTGGAGAGTCAGGAAGCAAAAAATACAGAATTAAATTGGAGATCATTGAATGGAAAAAAGCGAGCGAGTGAAAGTTAAGCTAGACTGCGCTTATTGTGGATTTAGTGGAACAGTTAGAGCGTTCCCTACGCAGAATAAAAGGCAATGTCCAGTTTGTCATGAATTGCTATTTTTGAGATATGCAACGGGAGAGCGTGGAGAATTAGATAAGCAAGGATTTTACTTTCACGCATTTGAACCATACGGGATTGAAGAAATTAACGAAGAATTACTAGAGGTGTTTGAATGAACCTTAAACAACAAATGATTAAAACATTGAAACATTCAATCGAAAAGACAGAAGCTGATATTTTGGAATACTCAAAACCTTGTGAGAAGTCAGTAACACAGAATAGAACTGCTCATAGAGAGTATTTGAAAAAGCAGTTGAAGAAGATGAAAAAACAGTTAAAGGAGTTGGAAGATGAATGTTAAAGAACTAATCGAAAAAATCGAAGCCTTACCAGCAGAAAATTATAAATACAGACCTTGGATTGACAAGAAAGTTGTACTAGGTCTAGTCAGACAACTAGACGAACCGCAGAAAGTCGTAATTCCGCAGTTTGTGGCTGAGTGGATTGCCAATGTAAAAAGAAATGGTTTTAAATTTAGAAATTCTTCAAGATTATATGAAGAAATAGTATCAAGTGATGATGTGTATCGTGTTATGTATTACATTTTAAGAGAAAACATTGCAGGGGAAACTATAAGAATTTGGGTTAATGCGAATAGAGATACTTTCGCTCGTGCATGGCTTGACGGCTACGAAGTCGAGAAAAAGAAGCGGTATTGGGTGAAACTAAAAGCAGTAGATCAGTATCTTGTAAGTGCTAAAGATGAAAAATTCTTGGGATTTTTACAAAGCAAATTAAGAAGCAAATTCACCCGAAAAGAATTAGAAGATTTAGGCTTTGGATGGGTATTCGATTGTCCGGGAATTGAGATCGAGGAGGTGGAAGAATGATTCCAAAATTTAGAGCGTGGGATAAAGAAACGAAAACTATGATAGAGGTTTCTTTAATCAACTTTGAAGAACATTTAATACTTGGTGGATATTGGGAGTTTGGACAGACGGAGTCTATAAAATTTGACGAAATCGAACTCATGCAATCAACAGGACTCAAAGACAAGAATGGCAAGGAAATCTTTGAGGGGGATATAGTTGATTACAAAGGCAGAGAAGCAGTTGTCAAATGGCACGGTTCTTACGCAAGTTTTATTTACAGATTTGTAGACGGACTGCAAGAAAGGGTTTCAGAATGGGATCCACTATTTCTAGCTTGTTATAACTTTGAAGTCATAGGAAATATATGGGAGGATGGTGATTTACTTGACAGTGAAAAGGCAAGAGAAGATTGAGTTCAGTAATGAATGTGAGTGTCTTGTTGATTATTCTGAATTAGAGAAGGCAATTTTGTGGTATCAGAAAAAACCTTCTTTGAGTAAGAAAAAGATATATTTGCACGGTTATTATCCTGCTGTTTCAATTCATAATGAAAAGATCCATGTGCATAGACTTTTAATGCAGTACTGGTTAAAAACAAAGATTCCATTTGAATACAGCGTACATCATTTGAATGAGAACAAGCTAGATGCAAGAAAAGAAAATCTATCCCTAATATTAAACAAAGTTCATAATAGTAAACATAATAAGGGGAAGGTTCTTTCAGAAACTCATAGACAAAAAATTGGCAAGGCAAATCATAACAGGAAAGGTATGAAGATGAAAAAACGTATCCTCATACCAAAAGAGGAATTAAAGGTGTTTGTTAAAGAAGGTAAGTCAATAAACTGGATTGCACAACACTATGGTTGTGATTGGTCTACTGTTAGAGCGAGAATCTACGAAAATCCAGAGCTTTTGGAGGTTACTGAATGAAACGCTTTTTAATCGGCTATTGCCTACTTACTACTTGCTTGTTATTCATTCAACGTGAAGCACAGAAACCCTTGCTGGTTTATCACGCTGATAGCAAATATCAGATCACTGGTAAGGTTGAGGATAAACGAAAAATCGGAAGTCTATTCACTATCACAGTAAACGGTAACGTGTTTGTGGTTAGTGAAGAAAGATTTAAAAATATTGAAGTGGGAGATGATATTAAATTATGACGACAAATATGGAATTACTAGCGCACAGGGTCGAACAATGGGCGAAAGAAAGAGGGTTGGACAACCCTAACAACAGCACGGCGCAAGCGTTGAAATTATTTGAAGAAGCGGGGGAACTTGCACAAGCGCATTTGAAAGAACGTGAGCAAGACGGGAAAGATGCGGTCGGAGATATTTTGGTAGTGCTAACTATCTATTGCCAACAGAAAGGCTGGAGCATTGCTGAATGCTTTGAACTAGCTTACAACGAGATCAAGAACCGAAAAGGGAAAATGGTTAACGGTTCATTTGTGAAAAGCGAGGATTTAAGATGAACTACGAACAAAGATTAAATGACAATCAACAAAAGCGATTTGCTTTTATGCTAAGGCAAAAGCGTAAGGATAAGAAACTATCTCAAGATGAATTAGGGGATATTTTAGGATATAGCCAAGCGAGCATTCAACGTTGGGAAGCTTGCAAGATAAGTCCTAAATTGTACCAAGTGGAAGATGTAGCAACATACTTCAATCTTCCTTTAAATATTTTGATAGGAGAGTGAATTGCAATTACAAAGAAAACTTAAAAAATTAAAAATTAAAAACATCAAAATACGGTCAATTCATAGAGAGATACAAGATTTAAGAACGGGTATTGTGAAAGGACAGTCGTTTAACGGGATGCCCAAAACTCCAAGCAATGATAATCGCACAGAAGATTTAAATATAAAAATCACGGATAAGATAGACGAGTTATACAAGCAGATAGATCATGAACGAAAAGAACAAGAAGTTTTGACACGAGCGATTGAGTCATTAGAAGACCCTATTGAGAATATCGTGATGCGCTTATTGTATATCAACGGTCTAAGCTGGAGCGAAACAGAAAGAGAATTAAATTGTAGCCCCGCAACTATCCAACGTGCTAGAGATAGGGCAGTTGCAAACATATCTAAAATCTTTGATAACAACGATAGTATTTGATAGTTTTAAAGTGGTATTATGTTAGTATCAGCAAAGCGGTAAGCATGACTGATAGACTCCTATATATTTTACGGTGTTAGGAAAGTATTCATTGTTGATTTTCCTTTGCGTTTTTTAATTTTATAGTTTATATATCTCTAAACTTCCTAACATCGTTTTTATTTAGTTACTCCATTTGTCAGCTTTTAGCTGGCTTTTTTGTTTGTAGAAATGAGGTGGTGGAAAGTGGGAATGACTGAAAAACAAAAGGTATTCGCAGACGAGTACATCATTTGTTTGAATGCTACACAGGCTTATAAGAAGGCTTATCCGAATGTTAAGAAAGATGATGTTGCAAGAGCGAATGGAAGTCGATTGCTTGCAAAAGCTAACGTAAAAGCCTATATAGACGAACGACTGGAAAAACTAAAGTCTGAACGTGTTGCAGATCAACAAGAAGTGCTTGAGTTTTTAACGGCAGTTATGCGTGGAGAAATCACAGAGCCTTTATTGGTGCTTGACGGTGACGGGTATCAAAAAGTCATGGATGCTAAACCGAATGTATCAACAAGAAAGAGCGCCGCAGTTGACCTTGGGAAACGGTACGGCTTGTTTGTGGATAGGCAAGAAATCACTCAAAAAACTATTGACATAAAAGTTGGTGATTGGGATGCTGACGAAGAATAAACCTAAAATCAATATCATTATTGATTATCCTAGCCGTGTATTTAATAAGCATATCTATGATAAGCTATATGACTATTCAACGTTTACTGAAGTACACTACGGCGGTGCTTCAAGCGGGAAAAGTCATGGCGTTATTCAAAAGGTAGTCTTTAAGGCTTGTCAAGACTGGAAGCATCCACGCAAGGTTCTATTTCTTCGTAAGGTAGGCGCAACGGTTTATGACTCAATCTTTGAAGATGTGAAGCAGTGTTTGGATAAATGGCAGTTATTAGATAAGTGTAAGATAAATAATTCAGCATATCGGATTGAATTACCAAACGGCGCACAGTTTATATTTAAGGGTTTAGATAACCCTGAAAAAATCAAGTCAATCAAGGGCGTGTCAGACGTTGTCATGGAAGAAGCGTCAGAATTTACGTTAGATGACTACACACAGTTGACTTTGCGTTTACGTGATAAGAAACACTTGAATAAGCAGATATTCTTGATGTTTAACCCCGTATCGAAAGTAAATTGGACGTATAACGCATTCTTTGTTAAGAAACCAAAAAATACGGTTGTTTATCATACTTCATACAAGGATAATCGCTTTTTAGATCAAGTAACAATCGAGAATATCGAAGAACTAGCGAATAGGAACGAAGCCTACTACAAGATTTATGCTTTGGGAGAGTTTGCAACTCTTGACAAGCTAGTCTTTCCGAAATATGAGAAACGATTACTAAATAAGAGCGAGTGGGAACACCTACCCGCTTATTTTGGTCTTGACTATGGTTTTATCAATGACCCGTCAGCATTGCTTCATGTAAGGATAGACGACGAAAACAAGCGTTTATACGTCGTTGAGGAATTTGTTAGAAAAGGATTGACGAATGACAAGATAGCTGAAGCAATCAAGGCGCTTGGATATGCTAAAGAGCAGATACGAGCAGATAGCGCTGAAAAGAAATCAAATCAGGAATTAAGAAATCTTGGTATTCCACGAGTGATAGACGTTCAGAAAGGCGCTGGCTCAGTTATGCAAGGCATACAATACTTGTTACAGTATGAGTGGATAGTAGATGAAAGATGTGTGAAATTGATTGAAGAACTTGAAAATTACACTTGGAAGAAAGATAAGAAAACAAATGAATACATCAACGAACCAGTAGATAGCTATAACCACTGCATAGATGCTATCAGGTATGCTTTGCAAGATAGAATATATCAAGCGAAAAAAGATATGGATGTTGATAAGACAATTAGTAAAATCAATAAAATGTTCAGGAGGTAGAGAGTGGACAAAGTAAACGAATTTGAACATGGTATAGACACAAACACTAAAACAAGGTCAGATAGTCTATACTTTGGCAGTATTTCAAACGAGCAATTTAGATATGCTTCAAGTGATGAATTGCTGAGTACGGATAACGGTAAGAAAGTTTTTAGGGGAATGATTGAAACATTCTTCAATAGTCAGCAAAAACGCTTGAAAGTCTTATCTTCTTACGCAAAAGGCGATAATTACAGCATTTTGTCAGGACATAGAAGACTGGATAACGAGAAAGCAGATTATCGAGTACGTCATAAATGGGGCGGTTATATTTCTAGCTTTGCTACTAACTATGTTATCGGTAACCCCGTTTCAATCGGTATTTTAGAAGGAGCAGAGCAAGAACAACTTGAAACTATCCGAGAAATCGAGTGGAACAATGACATTAACGCATTAAATGGCGATTTAGCCCTTGATGCTTCAATCTATGGCCGTGCTTTTGAGTATCACTTTAGAGATAAAGACGGAGCAGATAGGGTTGTTTTGATTAACCCGCTTGAAATGTTTGTTGTTCGTGATTTAACAGTAGAACAAAATATCATTTTAGCCGTGCATCTTCCAGTATTTGCTGATAAAGTGAATATGACAGTCTATACTAAAGACCAAACTATCACTTATAAACCTTATACAACAAATGCAGTACGCTTGATTGTCGATACAACCACAAAACACGAATATAGAGATGTTCCAGTTGTCGAATGGTGGAATAACAGATATAGAACGGGAGATTTTGAAAGTGAAATCTCTTTGATTGATGCCTATGATGCTGGACAATCTGACACAGCAAATTATATGTCAGACTTGAATGATGCAATGCTTCTTATCAAGGGAGATTTAGATGCGTTAGGCTTGTCAGCAAGTGATATTGCTAAAATGAAAGATGCTAACACGCTACTACTTCAAACTGGAATTAGTGCAAATGGACAACAAACAAGCGCAGATGCTGGATATATCTATAAACAGTATGATGTACAAGGCACAGAAGCATATAAGAACCGTTTAGCGAACGACATTCATAGATTTAGCCGTATTCCTAACCTTGAAGATGATAGATTTAACGCTACTTCTTCAGGAATTGCATTGCTTTATAAAATGATTGGTCTTGAGCAAGTTAGAAAGAACAAAGAAACATACTTTACTAAGGCTTTGCGTAGAAGATACGAATTGATTAGTAACATTCACAAGGCTATCAATAAGCCGTCGATTGAAGCTAGCAAGCTGACCTTTACTTTCCATCCAAACATTCCACAAGACGTTTGGAATGAAATCAAGGCTTATATTGAAGCTGGCGGGGTAGTATCACAAGAAACTTTGATGAACAATGCAAGCTTCACGGACTACAAGACAGAACAAGGTCGCATTTTGAAAGAAACTGGAGCAAGTGACAACGAGATCATGCAGTTAGTAGGTGGCATGAATGAGCAAGAAAGCTGATAACCGTCTATATAATGCAGAGCGTAAGGCACAAGCTGAACTAATCAAACGTGATTTAGACCGTGATAAACTGATAACACAGTTGTATCAAGAAAGCTATGATAGACTGCAAGCGCAGATAGACAAGTTTTATCTTGGTTATGCTGGACGTGAGGGGTTGACGAAGCAAGAAGCTATGAAGCGTGCATCTGAATTTGATGTTACGAAGTTTGCAGAAAAGGCAAGAAAAGCCGTTAAAGAGAAAGATTTTAGTCATAAGACTAATTCATGGTTACGGGTTTACAATCTGAAAATGAAAGTCAGTCGTTTGGAACTTTTAAAGGCTGAATTAGGACTTGAAATTAACAGTTTGACAAGTAACCTTGATGAAGTATTTGACAAGGCACGTAGAAGCGAATATTTAGCCGAATTTAAGCGCCAAGCTGGTATCTTGGGTATTTCATCCAAAGGAGCGAAAAAACGCATAGAAGCGATTTTAAACGCTGATTTCTACGGGCAGTCTTTTTCTAGTCGTGTTTGGGGTAAAACTGGCTTACAAGCTATCTTACAAAGGGATGTTTTCGCTTCTTTAAATCGTATCTATACAGATATGAACGGTTATCAAAAAGAAATGAAGATGCTTGCTAGTAAGTACGGCACAAGTGAAGCAAATGCTAAACGTTTGCTAAAAACTGAAATAGCAAGGATAAACTCAGATACAGACCACGCTGTACTACAAGATAATGGCTTTACACACATGATTTTTGTCGCTGAAAGTGGCGCTTGTGATATTTGCAGACCGTTAAATAATACGGCAGTACCTATTGACAAGGTTGAAAAAGGCGTGAATATGTTTCCTATGCATCCTAATTGCAGATGCTCAGCGTATGGACATATTGAAATGAAGTACAAAGACGGACGAAGCACGCTAGACGAGTTTGAGAAATGGAACGAAAGCGAAGACAATATAATTCTTGAACAAACTGGAGAAAACAATAAGAAATCATCATCAACAAGAGCAATAGCTGGAGAAAAACAAAAATTATTGCCGTTTGAAGATGATGAAATCTTTGAAGCGAAAGACACGGACGATATTGATGCTTTCTTTAACGAACAAGAGAAGTATAAAAAGTGGTATAATGGACTTACAAAGGAAGAAAAAAACGCAATCTTTTCTTACACTACAAGCGATTATCACGACTTCAACAATATTAAACGCTTTGGACTTGATAAGGCGCTTAAACTCAAAAAAGAATTTTGGCTAGATGAACATGGCGAAGTTGATTTAGAATATGCGTTGGAAGAAGTTAGGAAAACAAAAAACAAAATTCCTATACTTGAAAAAGCTTTGTCAGATTTCGCCCCTGAAAAATCGTTTAAAGCGTACAGAGGTACTGGATCTGTTTCAGCATTAGGCGAAGATTTAGGTTATATGGATTTAGAAGTCGGGCAAAAACTTACTTTGGACAAGTCGTTTACTTCATATAGTTTAGACAAGAATTATGCTAGAGAGTTCGCTCGTGACGGTGACGGCGCAAATATTCTATTTGAGGTTACTGTTAAAAAAGGACAGAAAACGGGTGCTTATATCGCTGAGTTAGCAGATTTTAACCCTGAAAAAGAATATCTGATGAAACCTAACTTGAAATATAACATTATTTCTAAAACGGAAACTGACGACGGCTTGCTTGTTTATGGTTTGGAGGTGCTAGAAAATGGGATTTAGCAAAGAATTTATTAAAAGAGTATTCTCTAAAAAGGGAGATGAATATAACAGAAGCATTTTTGTTGAACTTGAAGAATTAATTGAGATCTCAGATGAGGATTTAAGTTATTTTGGTGAGGGAATTTTCTACTGTTTACCTCGTAATAAGATTATTGAAGGTAACAAAGATAGAATAAGAAAAGAATATAATCTATCTAAAGAAATGCCAAAAATAAATGGTATTTATTTACCTACATTCCTAAAAATGAGGGCATGGGATAGAATTAGAAAAACTAAACCAAGTTTAAAAGAAATTATTGACATGACAAAAAAAGAAAGCATTTAGAAAATCTAAGTGCTTTTTTCGTGATCAAAAAGGAGAATCTGATGAATAAGTACAAGAAGTTGATAGGGTTGATTGAAAATAACAGTCTTGAGATACAATCTAAGAAATGTTATGATCCACAGAGTGCTTGGCATGGTGAGGAATTATGGATCGTTGATAAAGAAAACGGAACTGAAATTTTTGATTTATCTATAAATGGATATTGCTTCAATGATACCTCTATTGATAAAGCAATTGATAAACTCAACAGTTATTTATCTCTTAAAAATATGAATACTTTTGACGATTTCAAAAAATGGGTGGAAAATAATGCTAAAGTTATTAAGTAAGATAAAGAATAAAATAATTCCAAAGCACCCTTTGTTAGTAGCACATGAAGAAATGGCGAAATCATTAGCGGAGGGATTCTATAAAGGTATCAAGAAATGAAAGTCAAAGAACTTGCTGAATTTGTGGAACTTGGAACTTATTTTAATGTGATACATGGTGAAAAATGGCTGGACGGTGAACATCCAGTAGATTTTTTAAATTGTGAACTAGAGATAAAAAATATTTCCGTTTCTGCTTGTTCAACTATGATTATCGAAACTTAACCGTATATAACCTATACGGTTTTTTAATTGTCCAAACCGTGCTGAAGACGTTAAAAGTTGCATGAGTTCGAGGGGGTTGCTCGTTAAAGCGTAGAGAAAGGAGCCAAACATGGCAGAAGAACAAACACAGACAGTTGATACTCAAGTTCAGGACACTACGGTTGAGGAACAAGCTAGCAATCCAAAACAAGAAACTGAAAAAACGGTATCAATCGCAGAAATGCAAAGACGACTTGAGCAAGCAGAGAAAAAGCACGCTCAATCAACACAAGAAGCTATTGCTAAGGCTTTGGAAAAATATAAAGCGGAAACAGAATTATCAGGTAAAGAACTTGAAGAATACCGCAGAAAAGAAGCCGAAGCAGAAAAGCAATCGTTACTTGAAAAAATTGCTGGGTTAGAGAAAGAACAAACCAAGCGAGAATTGACAGATGAAGCTATTAAAACTCTATCAAGTCGTAAATTGCCTGTTAACGATAGAGTGCTTGCTTTTGTCGTAAAAGACACGGCAGACGGCACACTTCAAGCTATTTCAGACTTTGAAAGTATTATTAGTGAAATCAAATCTGAATACACACAATCAGAACCGCCCGCAGTAAGTACAGCATTTGGTGGTTCTAAAACTCAATCAAGCGGAGAAATCTTCCGCAATTCAAGAATTATCTAAAGGAGATTTTATAAATGACAGTACAAACTTTTAACCCTGCTAAAGTCCTTGTCTCTGAGAAGACAGACGGAACTCTTCACAAAGAATTTACAGACATCATCATGAAAGAGGTTGCTCAAAATTCTATCGTGATGCAACTTGGTAAATATCATGAAATGGACGGAAAACAAGAAAAAACTGTTTACGTTCAAACGGACGGCGTTTCAGCTTACTGGGTAAACGAAACAGAAAAAATCAAGACTGATAAGCCTGAAATCGTACCAGTTAAACTTCGTGCTAAAAAACTTGGTATCATCCTTCTTGCTTCTCGTGAAGCATTGAATTATACATGGGAAAAATTCTTCAATGACATGAAACCACAAATTGTTGAAGCATTCTACACTAAAATCGACGAAGCCGGACTTTTGGGGCATGAAACACCATTTGCAAACTCAGTTGCTAAGGCTGCTAAAGATGCAAGCAAAGTCATTGGTGGACCAGTAACTTACGAAAACATCTTGAAACTTGAAGATAAACTTTCGGACGATGATATTGAGATCAACGCATTTGTGTCTCGTGTTTCTAACCGTTCAGCACTTCGTGACGCTCGTGACGGAGACAAGAAAACTATTTACGACAAAGAAACTAACAAACTTGACGGTACAGTAGTCGTTGACATGAAATCTAAACAATTCAAGAAAGGTGACTTGCTTGCTGGTGACTTTGACAACCTTATCTATGGTGTTCCTTACAACATCAACTACAAGATTTCAGAAGAAGGCCAAATCTCAACAATCCAAAACGCAGACGGTACACCAATCAACCTATTTGAACAAGAAATGGTTGCAATCCGTTGCACAATGGACATCGCAGTTATGATTACTAAGACAAATGCATTTGCTAAGTTGACAGATGCGACAAACGTCTAATTTTGAAAGGGGGTATTGAATGACTTACATCGTAAAGACTAACATCATTGATACCAAAGACAACAATCGACTATATGAAAAAGGCGAGGTTTATCCTCGCTTTGACTTGAATGTGTCAGATGCTCGCATTAAAGCGCTACTAAAAAAAGGCGTTATCGAATCAGACGGGGCGCAAGGCGATATTGTATTGCCTAAAGCTGAACCCGTTGAAGAAATCGAAGAAGAAGCAGGAGAATAAGCATGGATAATGCCCAACTTGCTAAAATTAAGCGTCGGTTGGGTATTGATCTAACCGACACAAAAGAAAATGACTTGTTACAAGATTTAGTTGAAGATGCTGAAAGCTACTTCAAATCGCTTACTGGTTCGGTTTATATCGATAGTAAGTATAATTTCATGATTGAAAACGTTGTTTATAAGCTCTACGGGCGCAAAGGTTCAGAAAGTGTATCGAGTGAAACAGTTGACGGATATTCAGTAACCTATCAAGACTTTGACAACCTATTCAAGCCTTACATGGCTATTTTGAATAAGGATTTTGGCCTTGACGGTTCACAACGTCAACGTGGAAAGGCAATTTTCCTATGAAAACTCCGCACAGAATAACACTCGTAAGAGGGAAAGGCATTGCTAAGTACAATCCGGAAACGGATAGCTACGACAACCAGGATGAACAATCCGAAATTGTACCATGTTTTGTGAATTTCATTCAAAAAGCAAAAGTCTTCGAGTTATACGGCAACCGTTCGGATGTCGTTATGATATGCAGATTTCAGCAAGAACAAGAACCGTTCTTATATGCAATCTATGACGGGTTCAAGTATGAGCTGATTGATAGCGTAGAAGCTTCAAAATGCTCTGTACGGCTCAAAAGGACGGTCAAGGTATAAATGGGTGCAAGTATTGAATGGCACGGCTTAGAGAAGCTAACAAGCACAATATATAACGCACACCCGAAAGCAGTCGAGCAATCTATACAAGTATTAAAAAATAATGCTGAAAAAGGAAAGAAAACTGCTCGTGATTTAGCGCCTAAAGATACCGGATTTTTGAAAGACCATATCAGCGTAACATATCACGGTATGGAAGCGTGGATAACGGGCAGTGCAGCATATACTGGTTATCAAGAATACGGCACACGCTATATGCCAGGAAAACCGCATTTTAGACCGATGCTTGAACAAATTACACCGGAATTCCAAAGAGATATGACAAACGTTATGAAAGGAGCGTTTAGATGACACCTAATCATGATTTATTCAGAAAGATTTTTGCTATCAGCGATGCAAGGGTTGATACATACGATTATTTGCCCGGTGCTGATACAAAATATCCGTTTGTCTATATCGGAGAAAATAACGGCTCAGACACGCCGAATAACGACTTAATCGGAACAGCAAGGCAAACAGTCCATATTTACGGAATACGAGCGCACAGAGCCAAAATAGACAATATTTCAGCCTATCTTGAGAATGTTTTGAAGCATTTGAAAGACGGGTATGAGTATAACTTCAATCACAGAAACACAGAAAAACAAGTCATCGCAGATAATACAGATGTCCAGCCGTTACTTCATATCGTGCTGGATTTAACTTTTAATTACACAAAAAAGGAGAAATAATACATGGCAGATTTAATTTTGGGGAAAGACGTTATTGCTTTCTTCCGTCGCTACGCTGACCGCACAAAACAAGATGCGGGTAAAGTACGCTTCCAATCTGAACTTTCTATCAAGCAAGAAAAGAACGTAGAAAGTACTAAAACAAAAGACGGTGTCGTTAACTCTATTTCAGACGGAGAAACAAGTGGAGAGTTCAAATCTCTTGCTTACCGCGAAGACGGCGATACCGTCAACATGTGGAAAGAAATGCGCAAATGGTTCAAAGCAAACGATAAAATCGAGTGCTGGATCGTTGACCTTGGAAGCAAGAAAAACGAGGGTGGAGTTGACAAGTACGACGTTGAATACTATCAAGGCTATTTCAAAAACTTTGAATTGTCAGCACCTTCAGATGATAAGGTTGAATTATCTTATGAAGTCGCTATTGACGGAAACGGTATCTTGCATACTGACAAATTGACTGATACACAAAAACAAGCAGTCGCAAGCGCACAATACAACTACCACACGCTTGAAAAAGAAACAAACGGCGAAGGTGTCGCTGTTTAATTGAAATAGTGGTTTTTAGAAGGGCAATTTATTTGCCCTTTATTTTTTTATTCAAAAGGAGAAATAAAACATGATTTTAAAAATTGGAGAACGTGACTACACTTTACGCTTTGGACTTGGATTTTTGCGAGAAATGAACAAGCTACATTCTGCTGAACTTGAGGGAATGAAAACGGGCTATGGTGCTATGACTTTATTCAACGCTGGACAAGCGCTTAATGATCCAATGGCTTTCGTAGATATTATCAAAGCGGGAACAGTCACAGAAAATCACAAACCAAGCAATGAAGCAATCGAAAAATATCTTGAAGATTTGATTTTGAATGACGAATACGACAAGACGATTACTGAAATCGTGAATGAGTTAAAAGCATCGCCCCTACTCAAAAAAGCAATGAACCTAGTCGAGTAAGGGAGAATCAAGGTTCAGATTTTGGCTATGATGAAGCAATAGCCTTGCTCATAGCTAGACACAATATGACGTTTCAAGAAGCCTCAAGAACCACGCTAGAAGAATTTGAAATCTATAATACTGCTTATCTTATCCAACAGGAAGATAGACGGTACAATTCAGCAATTCAAGCATGGTTTAATCAGACAGTTCAAGCTACTAAAGGTAAAGGCAAAAGCGCACGCTCAGCCTTTAAAACGTTTGACGATTTTTACAATCACAAAGACGAGTTTGACAAGATTTTTAGGAAAGATGATGTCGGACAAGTCAAGCAAAAGAAAATGAGCCTTGCTGATAGAAATAGAAGGCTCAATCAATCTATGAGAGAAAGGGGGTAACTATGGGAACAAATTTTGATGTTACCGCCATACTGAAAGCCAATGTTTCTGATTTTGCTAGAGGAATGAAAGAAGCGCAAATGGCGTTTCAAAGTATGAAAAATCAGACTGGCTCAAGTTTAGACAAGATAAGTAACAGTCTTTCAGCAGTCGGAACGGCTTCTATGAAATTAGGTGCTGGCATGACTGCTACATTGACAGCACCAGTGGTTGCTGGTGTTACTGGTATCGTCAAATCATTTGCTGATCTAGAACAAAGTCTAGGTGGTGTAGAAACGCTATTTAAAGATAACGGTACAAGTGCTATCGGACTTGCTAAAAAATACAACCTCACAGCAAAAGAAGCGCAAGCAATGTATGACACAATGGAAGCAAAAGGCGCAAGCGTTCTTTCCAATGCCAACAATGCATTTAAAACGGCTGGTGTGTCAGCAAACCAGTATATGCAACAAGTAACTTCATTCTCTGCTACATTGCTTCAAGGTTTAGGCGGAGATACTGAAAAGGCTGCCCAATATGCTGATAAAGCACTTGTACAAATGGCAGATAATGCCAACAAAATGGGTACTAATATGTCTGATATTCAAAACGCTTATCAAGGTTTTGCGAAGGACAACTATACTATGTTAGATAACCTTAAACTTGGTTATGGTGGTACTGCTGGCGAAATGGCACGGCTTGTTAACGAGTCAGGCGTTTTGAACGGAGAATTTGAAGCGACAGCACAAAACGTGAAAGATATTCCATTCCATACTTTGATTGAAGCTATCGGAATTACTCAAGATAGATTAGGAATTACTGGAACGACTGCTAAAGAAGCAAGCGAAACCGTTTCAGGTTCATTCCAAGCTATGAAGGCATCATTTGAGAACTTGGTAGCTGGCTTAGGACATGGCGAAGCTGATATACACGGCTTGTTTGAAAATTTAAAAGAAACGGTGTTAACGTTTAAAGATAATGTTGTACGTGTTCTTTTGACAATATGGGATAACCTACCACTTGAACCGTGGCAGAAATGGCTAGGGCTAATTGCGGTATCGGCTGGCCCCGCTTTAATTGCAATCGGTGGAGTGATTTCAGTTATCGGTAAGTTAGTAGGTACTATCAGCTTTATAGCTGGCGCAGTATCTAAGGTTTCAGCATGGTTTACATTGCTAAACTCAGGCGGTAGCGCATTAAGTGTAACGTTCGCTAAAATCGTAGGCGTTGTATCTTCACTAGGCGCACCATTCCTTGTTGTTATCGCAGTTATAGCAAGTTTGATAGCTGTTTTAGTCGGTGTATATAACACAAGTGAAGAATTTAGAAACAAGGTCAATTCAGCGTTTGAAGCAGTTAAAACTGCAATTACAAGTGCTATTCAAGAAGCTGTTAGCTTTGTTCAGGAAATTTTCGGAACGTTAATTTCTTGGTGGGACGAAAACCACGCTTTATTTGAGCAGACGGCTACGACTGTTTGGAATGCTATTAAGACGGTAGTTGAAACAGTAACTAATTTCTTAGCACCATTCATTGAAGCGACATGGAACAATATTGTATCAGTCATATCAGTTGCTTGGGATATTATTAAAGTGACGGTTGAAACTGCATTAAATATTGTTTTAGGTATCATCAAGGCTGTTATGCAAATTATCAATGGCGATTGGTCAGGTGCTTGGGAAACAATCAAGCAAGTGTTGGTTACTTATTGGGAAGGCATGAAAGCCTTAGTACAAATTGCTATTGAAGGCTTTTTATCAATTATTCAAACTGCTTTAACGGGTATCAAGAGCGTTTGGGATAATTCTTGGAATGCGATTTCTAGTTTTCTATCAACAATTTGGGAAGCTATGAAAAAAGCAATTTCTAACGCTTGGGAAGCTATCAAATTAAGCATTTCAACGGCACTTGGAGCAACTAAGAGCATTATTCAGAATATATGGAATAGCATTATTTCGTTCTTGACTGGAATACTTGAGAAAATCAAGAGTGGGGTTACTAATTCTTGGGAAAATATCAAATCAGCTATTTCAAATGCTATTGAAAATATCAAGAATGTAGTCCTAAACGGCTGGAATAGTGTTGTAAGCACGGTAACGAGTGCTGGGACTCGTATTGTATCAGCGGTAAGAAGTGGATTTGATAACGCTGTATCATCTGCTAGAAACTTTATCGGTCAAGCCGTAAACGTAGGACATAATTTGATTATGGGATTTGTGAACGGTGTTAGAAATGCCGCTGGTCGCTTGATTGACTCAGTAGCTGGCGCAGTTCGTGGTGCTATCAATGGTGCTAAACGCTTGCTTGGTATTCATTCGCCTTCACGAGTTTTTAGACAGTTTGGGGAATACACAGACGAAGGTTTCATAATCGGTGTAAATAATAAAGCTGGCGCAGTCATGAAATCAGTTGGGAACATGGCACAAGGGGCGATAGATGCATTTACTGGTAAAGACTTAGCTGGCAACTTGCAAAGTGAACTAGGCGCAGTAGATGGCGAACTAGGGCGGTTGTCAGGATATAATACATCTGTTGACTTTAACGGTGGCACAATCACAGTCGGTCAACAATCCGCTGATATTGTTCTTAAAATGGGTAACACGACTTATAGAGCGTTTACCGAAGACATCACAAGCGCTCAAGAAATGGAATTGACCTTGGCAAACTATTAGAAAGGAGAAAGCTATGTATGGATATTCAAGATTAGAAAAACATAACGAAAACGTGGCTTTCGAGCCAAGCGATAACATGACAATAAACGGCGTTACACTAGATAGAGTGGCAGACGGGTATAGACAATTAACGGTGACTGGTAGAGGTCTAGTAGGTCAATCAGTCAAAACTACTTCAATTGCTGGACGGCGTGGCGTTTGGGTTGAAGACATTTCAGAACCTGAACGGATTTTAGAAATCAAGTATCAGTTAACGGCTGATTCAAGCGCTGAATTAAGAGAGAAATTTTTTGCTTTAAATAAATTTTTACGTCAAAAACAAGTTAGTACAGGAATGCTTGAAGTGTCATTTAAAGATGAACCTGATTATTATTACTACGCTATATTTAATGGCGCAGATGCTATCGAAGAAAACGCACTAACAGTTGTTAGTCGTTTTTCTTTGCTAGTCCCTGATGGTTTCAAGAAAACACAATTACAGAGATCAACAGGTAAAATCTCAATAACTAGTGGATTTGAAGCAACGCCTGTTTCTATCACAGTTACAACTACTAAAGCGACTGATACAGTCACAATCACAAATGGCAGACAGACAATATCATTTACTGGTACTTATGAAGCTAACAAAGATATTGTGGTTGAGTTCAAGCAAGATGAAGTGAAAGCGACTTACAAGAACCGTAGCATTTTAAGTGAACTTGATTTGTTTAGCGATCTAGAGAATTTCAAAGTTTTAAATTTTGATACTATCACGGCTACCAATGCAACGATAAAAGAAGTAGTTTGGAGAGATGAAAGACTATGATATATTTATTTGATAAAGACGAGAAACTAATAAAAATCGTCAATAAAGAAGCTATCAAGACTGCTCTTCAAAAGTTCGCTTTGACTACTGAAAAATACGTATCTGATAGGCTCACGGTTGAGATGAAGGAGTTGAGCAAGAAAGAATTTGATGCAGTAGAGTATATGGCTATTCAATCAATCGAAGATGCACATACTTTTCATTATTTCTACATTGCTCAAAAGTTTTCAGAAAACCTAACTACTCTAATCGGCGTTCAATCAGGTATTGAAGAATTAAGAAAATCCGTTGTTTTAGATAAACGTCCACATAATACATTTGCTAGACCTATTATTAATGAACTGCTTGCTGGTACTAACTGGCAAGCACGTTTTGTTAGCGAAACAAGTCAGCGATCAACAAACTTCTACTACATTTCAACCTTTGAAGCCTTGAAAAAGGTTTGTCAAGTTTGGAATTTAGAGATGCAGTTCTTCGTTGAAGTGAACGGCAATAAAATAGGCGCACGTTATATTGATTTTAAACAAAAAATCGGCGAAGCGACTGGCAAGCGTGTAGTCTATGGACACAATGCGCTTCAAATCTTGCAAGAGGTAGAGCGTACCAATCTATTTACAGCGCTTATTGGCCGTGGTAAAGGCGAAGAAATCAGCGCCCCAAGTGAAGAAAACAGTCACGGTACTTATGGGCGCAGAATTACGTTTGAAGAAGTTGTTTGGGAAACTAAAAAAGGCAATCCAGTAGATAAGCCAAAAGGCCAAAAATATGTTGAACTTCCTGAAATGACGAAGCGCTACGGCATCAAAAATGCTGACGGTACAATGCGTGCTAAAGTAGGCTTTGCAGTCTTTGAAGATGAAGAAGATAAAAACGTATTGATTAAGCGTACTTATGATGAACTTGTGAACGCATCAAGACCACAGTTGACTTTAAAAACATCAACCGTTTATCTAAAAGGCGTTAAAATCGGCGATACAATCCGTGTTGTACGACATGATAAAAAGCTAGATTATGATACCCGTATTTTTGAAATCACATTTAACCGTTTAAATAACGAGTCAAGCGATATTAAGTTAGGCGATAGGATTTCAGAAAGTAACGAAGCTAAAATCCAAAATATCGCTAGTCAGAAAGTAGATGAACTTGTTTCAAGTGGCTTTAATAATATCATTTCTAAACTTCCTGAATTTTTGCCAAGTCCTGAAGGTTTTAACAATAACTGGTACGGGAAAGAAGACCCTACAAAGAAATATGTCGGAAAAGTTCTAGTCAATGATATATGGTTCAAGCCAAATCCTGAACACGAAGGACAAACAATTCTATTGCGTTGGACGGGTGAAGTTTGGGAAGAAATCATCCGAAGCAATACCGACCAAGAAATTATTGACGAGATTAGCAAGAGATTTGAAAATCTCAATCTTTCAGGAGTTGATGAAGCAAAGCGCAAAGCAGAAGAAGCCCTAAAAAAAGCTGGCGCTAGTTATGAACTTGCTGATGAAGCGAAGCACTTCGTTGACGAAAATCAAATTTTACTTTCTAGATTAGCAAATAAGGTCAATACTCAAGAAGGCGAAATTACTAACTTCAAAAATGAATATGGCTCTAAAATGCTTGAAGTCACACAAACGACAGAGGGCATTAAAACAAAAATCGGAGAAATAACATCATTCATTGATAAGGACGGCCAACGTCAAGAGGAATTGAAGCGATACGCTAGAGAAGAAACGGCCAAGCAAACGAGCGTTATTCGTGAAACTTTATCACAAGATTTTGTCGCTAAAAGTACCTATCTTGAAAATGTCGAGGGTACAAACCAACGTTTTGAAGCACTCACAAGAGAAAACGAAACCAAGCTAGCAGAATACAAGCAAGGTATAGACGGACGAATTACTAGCCTTGCAAGTCAAATTGCTGGCAAGGTCAATGAAGTGGACTTCCAACGTGTGAAAGAAACTAGCCAACTTTATGAGCGTGTTTTAGGTAACACAGAACAAGGTTTGCCCGATAAAATTTCACGTCTTGTAATGTCTAACGAGATATTCCAGACGGAAGTAAACGACTTAGTGGTATCTGATAATAACTTGATTGTCAATTCTGAAAAACTTGATAAACATACAATCGTAGCCAATAGAAGCGGAGTTAGTATCTATAACACGAACTATGGCGTATTCAATATTGATGCTCAAGGTCTTACTGGCTATAACTGGGGCGGGTTCACGTTGCCTATTTACGTTCCTAAAATCTTAAAAGGCGAAGTGTACACCCTCGGTTTTAAATACAAAATCAGACGACAACTAGACCATGAGTTTTGCGTAGTTATCAAAAATCATAGTAAGAATAAAACAGTCTTACAAAAGACTATTGCAAATCCACAAACACCACCTCTACAAGGCTGGATTGACTTTCAAGGTACGTTCAAAATGACAGAAGACCTTGATTTTGACCAAGTAGGAAACTTTCCTATCTTCTTCTATCTTGTGAAAAATGGCTGGGTAGAAGTTAAAGAGCCTATGCTTGTGAGAGGGCCAAGAACTGGTAGCTTTAAACCGAGTCAGTTTGACGAAGCCTATCGCAATCTTGAAGCTACAAGAACACAAGTTACACAGCTTGCTGGCTCGTGGTCGGTTAAAAATCTGAATAGCGCTGGGGACGTGCTGGGGGCTATCAACCTAAACCCCGACGGCTCGGTTAAAATCAACGAGGGACTAATTTCAGTCGGAGAAAAAACTTACATCAAAGACGGCGTTATTAAGAAGTCGATGATTGGTAACGCTCAAATTGGCACGGCTCACATTGGAGAGATTGACGCAAGTCAAGCAAGAATTATCAATATTTCTGCTAAGAATATTGTCGCAGACGGTTTAACAGCAAACATTATCAAAGGTGGCAAATTATCATCTTTGAATAACGTAACTGATTTTGACTTACAGACGGGCTGGATTGAGATGAACAGCTTCGGTGTTGGAATTAAAAACCATTTCCCCAACAGGCCGTTACAGTATTTAGTATTTGGTGCTGGGAATATCAACGGCGTTGATGCATCTTATACGGCTCTTTTGAGTAACCGAAATGGCATACAAGCAATGGATAGCACATCAGCGGGTATTCAAATTTGGAACGGTAAGTCAGGGAATAGCATTCAAACAGCAATAAACCTTTACGGACAGTCAATCGATTTTGCACAGAGTGGTCAGCCCGGAGTGAACTCTATATCAATTGATACTAATAATAGACGAATTATTGGAGTTGAAGAAATGATTTTTAAAACCAAGAGCCTTTCAATAATTCTTGATAATATTTTTTCAAATTTTAGAAGTCTTGCAGGCAGTGGATATTATAAAAATGGTTACTTCCCAACTTGGCGTTAAAAAGAAAGAGGAAAAAGGAAATATGAACACACAAGACAAAGTTATTAACGACTTAGCAATTCAACTTGCTAACAAGACGATTGAGTGCGCAAATTACAAGGCGCTTTATGAAGAAACACAAGCGCAACTCCAACAATTACAAGCAGAAGCGCAAGAACAAACAGAAAAAGAGGAACAATAATATATGACATTCACAGTAGTTAATAAATTTTTACAAAGCAACAACCGCACATTCGTAGCAATTCGCCAAGAAGAACCATATACGGCATTTGACCGTGTTTTGATTGGCGATAGAACAAACGATACAAATGACGACTTAATCAAGGCAGTATTGGCTCAAGTTACTATCGAGTTCAATCCAGCGGATAGCGTGAAGCAATTACAAGAAGATTTAATCACGCAAGAGCAGACATACAACAAAAAGCTGGCAGAAAAAGAAGCGCAGATTGCGGAAGTGAAAGCTATTGCTAACTGGTCGGTATTGGCTCGGGTAACTGATACGGATAACCCGCTAGATCCGACACTTTACAAAAAAGGTCTTGAATTGGTTGATTTAGGACAGACTGGTAAAACTTACCAACCGCAAGAAATTTTCACGATCGAAAACCATAACCATATAGAACAATTCCAAGAAGGAAAACGTGTTATGGTTCAAGTCAACGAGCCATTCACTTATCAAGGGCAAACGCTGGAAGAACTGGCAGAACTTGAGAAAAACGGTAAACTCGGACTTTGGAAGTGGGAAGCGCCTACTGTTAAGCCGTCAAATGAACTAGAAACTGAAGCAGTACCACGCTAGGAGGTGCTTATGCAAGATTTAGCATTTCACGAACTAGCAGAACACTTAAAAAATCTATCATACAGTCCGTATATTCACTTTTTCTTTTGGTTAATGGTACTTGATATTGCGACGGGCTACATCAAGGCATTTAAGACTAAGCGTTTTGATAGCAAGGTAGGTACAATGGGATTGATTAGACATTTCATTGTATTTGTCGTTATCTTACTTGTGGCCATGTATGCCCGTTCGCTTGGTTTTCGTAGTTTTGGTATCGCTTGGACTATGTTTTTCTCTTTCAATTACCTGTTTTCAGTCATTGAAAATTGGGAAATTATCGGTCTTGCTTTCCCTGAATTTTTGAAGCCTTACATTAACCAGCTAAAGAAAGACAACGCTCGTAAAATTGGGCAGTTGCTTGTAAATATAGACCAAAAAGACAAAGTCGAAGTCGAAGTCGAAGTAAAGGAGAAATAAAATGAACAAAATTAACTGGAAATTACGCTTACAAAACAAAGTCACTTTAATCGCTCTTTTGGGGGCGGTTTTCCTTATGGCGCAACAATTCGGGTTTGAAATTCCACAGAATATTCAAGACGGAGTAAATACGTTCGTTTATATCCTCGTCTTGCTCGGAGTGGTTACTGATCCAACAACCGCTGGATTGACAGACAGCGAGCGAGCGCTTGAATATAACGAGCCTAAGAAAGACTAGATAGGGAAGCCGTAAGGCTTCCTTTTTATTTAAATTGAAAGGGGGCAACCTTTGAAAAAAGTTATTAAACGTCAAGCGGGCGTCTGCGTTGACGTTCGGGATAGTCTGAATAGAGTTAAAGAAGAATTTTACAGTCACGACAAGAACAACGCTTATATCGAATTAAGGTTAAACGGTCTAAACGCTGAAAAAGTCATTGTTTTATTCAAGTTCAAAAAAACTAATCGGCTTCTGGAAGTTGCGGGAACGGTTGAAAACAACCTTGTATCTATTCCATTCGATACAGCTTTAATCACGACAGATGAAATCGTTGACGGGTTCGTTTACGCTGAAAAAGTCGTGCAATCGGCAGATATTCTTAAATTCTCGTTTGGGGTTCGTGTTTCAGAAATTGATAAACATAGCGAATTGCCAATCATTGAGAAAGACACAAAACGCATTGTGGCGGTAACGGATATTGTAACGAAAGCTGAACTAGAAGAAGCGATCAAGAATATTCACGTTGAAGGTGCAACGTATGACGACTCGGAAATCTTGCGACGGTTATCGCTATTAGAAGCTAAGCCTGAAATTAACACAAGTCAGTTTGCAACTAAACAAGAGTTACAAAATATCGCCTTAACCCCCGGACCGAAAGGCGATAAGGGAGAAACTGGCGAACGTGGACCAATCGGACCACAAGGACCGCAAGGATTGACTGGCGAACAAGGACCACGAGGGGAAACCGGTCAGCAAGGTTTACAAGGTATTCAAGGACCTATCGGACCTCAAGGGTTACAAGGTGAACGAGGTCAAGACGGACAAAAAGGTGAACGTGGGGAACAAGGACCAATCGGTCAAACTGGACCTACTGGACCGCAAGGGCCTATTGGTCTTACAGGACCTAAAGGGGATATCGGACCTATTGGACCTCGTGGAGAAAATGGCCGTGATGGCGTGGGTATTCCTCAAAAATTGACCTTATCCGGAAATACGCTTATTTTGTCTGACGGGGGCGGTAGTGTTAACTTACCAACGCAACCAACTACAAATACACCCGCTGGACAAGTCAACGAGTATGAAATTCACGGCACTGGTATGCCTAATGGAAAGGTAACAGCTCCAGTCGGCACGACATACGTCGATACCGCTGTAACAAATGGCGCTCTTAAATGGATAAAACGAACTGGTAACAACAATCAAGGCTGGGAAGTGCTAACTGGTGACACTGGTTGGAGAACTTTAAATATTAAATCTAAACTCGGAAACTCATTCTTGAAAGTTAGACGAAGAAATGATTTAGTTACTTACCAATTTGGCGGTCTTTCGTGGGGTTGGTTCGGTGTCATTCGTAGAGGTGGCGTAGGATACGAGGCACAAGGTAGTGACAGAGAAAGAAACTGCTACATTTTAGGACTGAATGGAGTTCCTCAAGGTTTTCGTTCGGAGTCATCGCTTATTGGTGGTATTTATAACGATAAGGGAACCCCGTATGGAACGTGGTATCTTGGTGGGCCGGGCGACAGTAATATGCTACGCTTCCAATTTACTGATCCAGTACCGACAGACCGTGATATCGGAGATATTCGAGTAAGTTCAATCTCGTATCTTACGAGCGAGCCTTGGCCTAATGTCTTACCATAAGAAAGGAAAATAAAAAGGAAAATAAAATGGTAGAAATTATCAATACTAATGTATTTAATGGAATTGCTGGCGCTCGTCCAACAGATAAGCCAAAATACTATATTTTACATAATGATGCTGGAAGTATGACCCCTGAAAGCTATGTAAATTGGCTACGTTCACGATATAACAACGGTCAATCAGCTTTGGGATTTGCTCACTACTATATCAATCGTGATACTATCGCACGAGTTGAAAATACATATAGCGGTACTTGGTCGGCGGCCAATTATGATGCAAACATGAACTCTATCAGCTACGAAGTATGCCAACAATACAATTCAACAGATGCTGAGTTTATCGAAAATGAAAACATGGTTTTGCGACAAATGGCGGAAGATATGTCATATTACGGAGATACTCCGAACTATTCAAATATCAAATTCCACAATGAGTTTTCAAGCACGTCATGTCCAGCACGGTCTTTGGCCTTGCATGGTGGCTATAATGATACTTTGCGTGATTATGTCATTGCTAAAATCAAGCACTATCAAAGTTTAGGCTCAACCGTTCAAGAAATGTTGGGCGATAGCAAAGTAGAAGCTGGCTGGCATCAAAATAGTAACGGCTGGTGGTATGTCAACGAAGACGGAAGCTATCCAACTAATCGCTGGCAAGTTATCGAAGATGTATGGTACTATTTCGATAATGACGGCTACATGAAAGTTAACTCATGGCACAAGCATTCAGATAGTAACTGGTATTATTTACTTCCTGACGGGTCAATGGCTAAAGGCTGGGTACTGATTGATAATAACTGGTACTATTTTGACAATGATGGCGCTATGGCTACTGGTTGGGTCAAATACAAAGATACTTGGTACTATCTTGATTATCAAAAAGGCTCAATGGTATCTAATGCCTTTGTGAAATCAGAAAAAGGCTGGTACTATCTCAATAATGACGGATCACTTGCTGATAAGCCTGAATTTGATGTAGAACCTGATGGACTGATTACATTGGCTAAACCTAAAGAGGAAAAATAAAAATAGAAAGAAATTCAAATTAATTATACACACTAAACCGCTGGCTTATGCTTGCGGTTTTTTTATTTGTCTGAAAGTACTTTCTAAAATAAAAAAAGTTTAAATTTCTTTATCAAAATACTTGACGAACGTGAAGTAAAGTGATATACTATAATCAAGATAAGGAAAGGGAGTTCAAAAGAACTCAAAGGAAAATCAAAATGGCTACATACGGACTTAAAAAATGGCAAGCAGTTGAAGCTAAAATGCGCCAAGCTGGACAATACGGACGTGCAAGCCTTCTTGGCGAAGCTAAAGAAGTACAATTCAATGAAGTTATGCACAAAGTTGGTGCATACTACGGTATCGAAGTTATCGCAGACGGTTCTAACTATGGAACTTATTACATTTCAGAAAAAGTTTGGGGTTAAGGAGAAAAATCATGGTTACTGAAGAACAATTAATGGAAGCGCTCGTTGACTTGTACGAGTCAGAATTTAAAGATGAACAAACATTTGAAGAATTCGCTGATATGCTAGATTTTTGGATTGATAAAGATGGTAGTATCTTGATTGAAGGCCGTGGCATGAAGCCCGTTGAAGGAGTGAAAGAAGTTGGACACGTAGATAACGGGGTGATTTATGCGTATTAACACATCACAAGTAGAAATGGTCTTAATGAACAAGGCCATTTCCGCTTATCGTTTATCAAAAGAAATCGGTATCCAAGAAAGTTCTATCTCATTATTACGAAATGGCAAGAAAGACTTTAACAAATTAAGTCTTGAAGTCGCTATGAGAGTTCAGAAATGGATAGATGAAGGCAATTATCGTTTTAGCTATGACTATTCAGACTTAATCGAAGAACTAGAAGAAGATATAGCAGAAGGTTTGATAAATGACTATATCTATATCGTCCGTGGCGATTATATCGAAATGCTAGACAAATGCCCTATCATTGATTACTACTATACTGCCGAAGAAATCGAACAAGGAGATTTTGCAGAAAAAATCTTGACTAGTTCGGCTCTTGCTGAGATGAAAGCAGATAATGAGATATTTTAATTGACCGTGAGAAATCACGGTTTTTTATTTGCTCAAAATGTATTTTAGTCTAACTAATCATGATTGGACGTTTAACGTCTACACCAGAATTGCACAAAACCAACAATGACAAGTCAGTGGCTCGTGCGACTATTGCTATTAACCGTCGTTTCAAGGACCAAAATGGGGAACG